GGCAGCGGACGTGGCCACGGCCACGGCTTGGGTGATGGATTTAGTCATGGTGATCTTTCAGCGGAGGAAGTGGAAATGCCCGCGCCCGACTGCCCGCCTCCGCTGAGAGACGAAACAGCCGGACCGGTGCTGGGGTGGCCCGAGGGCCGAAGGAGAAGGGGTCAGGGGCCGACAGGCGCGGGCACTTCGATGATGCCGACGCCATCCTTGGAGGTGGTCAGCTCCAGGCCCACGCTTGCCGAGTACATGCTGTCCACGCTTTCGGTGGACTTGGACCAGCTGGTCACAAGGCCCGTGAAGTAGTCGATGGAGCCATCTTGGTACTCCACCTCGAAGGCATAGGCGGCATCGGAGTTGAGGGCGGCCTTGACGACGATCTGTCCCGGGTCTGCGGCGTCCACAGCGAGCTGGATGGTCTTCTGCCCCTCGTTGAACGAACCCTTGTACTTGCGGGTGCCGCGCGTGTCGATGGGGTTGTGATTGACCACCTGATAGGTGCGGCCGTGGCTGCCGCCGTTGGTGATCTCTCCAATCTTGGAGAAGGTCAAAGCCGCATAGCCAGCCTTGTCGTAGGTGGCGGGCAGTGCTGCAGAAATGCCGATCTTGGTCCCGGCAACGGTTTGTGCGCCCATGGCGTTTTCCTTTCGGACGTAAAAAAGCCCGCTGCTGCGGGCCGGGGTTGAGAAAGAGTCGGACGCTATCGGCGCGCCCAGATAGAAAAGCTCTGCTGCATGCCGTAGATCACGGCATCGCTGCCGCCGTCATCGAACATGTCCAGAGGTTCATCCAGCGGCGTGCACTGGATGGCATCGGAGGCCGTCAATGCGTCCTCGATCTGGCGGATCAGGGCCGTGGCCTTCATGGGCGTTTCATCCCAGACCGTGATGCTGACGCGACCATTGCGCAGATTGCCTGTTGGCCGCTTGTCGAGGTTGCGCATCGCGCGTCCGCCAACGCGCTGCCAGATCACATAGGGCATCTTGGTTCCCCACGGGGCGACCACCGGCAAAGACCTCGGACACAGCGCCGTCAGGATGGCCACAAGGGCGGGTTCATAGCTCATGTCACTACACCTGGTCATAGCGCTTTTGCAGCTCCAGATTCGCAGCCTCAATGGCTTTGGACATGGAGTCTTCAGCGCGAGCGACAAAGAAATTTCCCAGCCGGTGGACTGGGCCTCCAGGCCGAGGCACGTAGTACGCATCTTTCTCGGCCTGCGTTGCGCGGCGCTTCGGCCGGGGCTTTCCCTGCGCCTCGGGCCGCACTCGCGTGACCCACTTGCCACCCTTGGCGATGGTCACTGCGTAGCGCTGTACCCACCCCCTCTCCAGCAGATGGCCGTGAGGAGCTTTCCTGGCGTTCCAGCTGACGTGGTACTGCGCCTGCACGCCATCGATTGAGTGCTCTGGAGAGAATGCCTGGTAGACCGCACTGCCCAGGTTGCCGGACACGCTGCCTATGGAACTGACGTTGACCTTGACCGCCTCGTAGAGCACCTGCGCGCCGGCCTGCGCAGCGGGGCGCACGGCCTGGTCTGCAGCTTCGCCCAGCGCATCCAGGAAATCATCCAGGCCCGCAGTGTCAGCACGGATGGTGAAAGAGTTATCTCCCTTCGCCATTGCCTCCCCTCACTGGATGAGCTTGCAGACGAGATCCATGTATTCACGGGTCGGCCCGGGAAGCACTGCCTCGATGCTGTAGACGGACGACCCGAACAGCACGCGCATGCCGGCGTCCACGCCCGCGCGGCGGCGGATGCGGATGCTCGCGCGGACGATGGATACCTCAGCGTCAGCCTTGATCGTGCCCAAGCCAGATTTGTGCTGCACGCTGGCTGCGATGCGGCCGGGGGAGATGTTCTCCCAGGCCTCGGGCTCGGGCGTGCCCCAGCCGTCCGTACCGCCTGTCTTGCGCTGGATGTGGATGCGGTCTCGAAGGGTGCCGGCGCGGAACGTGGTCATAGGCCTTGCACCTTCCGATGGGGCCGCAGCAGGTCGCGCGAGCCGTTGGGCATGGCAAAGGACTGCGCACCCACCACCACGTCCTCGCGGTTGGCGAAGAGGTGGCCGCAGATCAGCAGCATCGCGGCCTTGACCGAGTAGGTGGCCACCATAGGCAGCTCACCGGCCTCACCCGCAGCCACCGCAGCGTCAAGCTCGGCCTGGTCGGCGTACACCTTGCGGCCCAGGTACTCCTGGGCGGCGTCGATGGCAGCACCGAGGTACAGCTCGACCATCGCGGCGTCCTCCGGGTCAGCCCGGCAGTGGTCGATGGCCGTCTCGATGGTCAAGATGGGCATGCTACGACTTGGCCTTATCTGTACCAGCGACGGCCTTCTTTTGCTCAACCGCGCCCAGTTCGATCGCGGCGGCTTCGAGTTCGGCCGGGATCTCATCTCCCACCTCGAATACGGTGGGATAGATTTCTCCGTCCTTCACGCCTTTGAATTGCTTGGTTGCCTTCATCGTCTTCTCCTGAAATGGAGAAAGGGCCGAAGCCCCTTCTTGGTTACGCCGACACCTTCATTGCACGCAGGCACTCGGGGTTCTGCACGCCGCCGCCCACGCGCTTGGTCGTGTAGAACAGCACATAGGGCTTCTTGGTGTAAGGGTCGCGCAGCACGCGCACGCCCATGCGGTCGATGATCAGATAGCCGCGCTTGAAGTCTCCGAACAGGATCGGCACGGCATTGGCCGCCACATCGGGCATGTTCTCGTCTTCGGCAAGTCCGTATCCGTGAAACGTCGCCGGCTGACCAGCCTGCGCAGACGGTTGCCACAGGTAGTTGCCCTGACCGTCCTTGAGCTTGCGCAGTTTCGCGATGGTCAAGTTGTTCGTCAGGAAACGCGCGTTCTGGCGGTACTTCTTTGGCAGGGCATAGATCAGGTCCAGCGCGGCATCGGAGTTGATGTCGGCCGCAGCGCCGCTGGTGGTGACCTTGATCGCGCCAAAGGGGTGCTTTGTCGCATTGGCGCCACCGGTGACGTAGGTCAGGATACCGGCAGGCTTCTTCACGCCGTCGCCACTGATGAAAGCCAGGCCTTCCTGCTCTGCGAACTCTGCCTGTACTTCGCTGGCCAGCCATGCCTCGATGTTGATCTCGCTATCGTCCAGGATCTGCTGAGTCGCAGCCGGGTTGGCATAGATTTCGCCATGCCCGAAGCCAAGCGCCGCCAGCACGGGAGTGGCCGTCTCAGGCCGCTGGTCGGTCTCGCCAACCCAGCCGGAGCCCGTGCCGCCCATGTTGAACAGCTTGGTCCAACCAGCCTTGCTGGTGGGCTGCACCTGGGCCAGCTCGCGCATGGGCGACTCGTCGCGCAGCTTGTCGGTGATGGTGCGATCCCACTCGACGGGGGTCAGGTAGCCGCCTTCTTCAGCCGTACCCTTGTTGAGGCTTGCCTGTACATCGCCCTTGCGCATGTGCGCATCGAAGGAGGCGCTGTACTCCTTGTCACGAAGAGCAACGCCAGGCGCACCCATCTGAGCTGCGGCGATCTTGGTGTGCGCGTCTTCGCTTTCACGCTGCAGCTTGTCGAGCGCTGCATTGATCTGCGCCAGCTTTGCCTCCTGATCGGCACCAGACTTGCCGGCCTTGATCTCCTCCAACTGCTTGGTGTGCTCTGCCCGGAAAGTGGCGAACGTCTGCTGCAGGCCATCAATCAACGCCTTGACTTCGGCGTTGCTGGGTGCCTCGGCACGAACGGACATGATGCCGCGGGGAACGGGGCGTGCGGTGTGTTGCTTTGCCATGGTGTGGCCCTTTCAGAAATGACAAAGCCGCCTCAAGGGCGGCCGATTGGGTTGGTGGTTGCTGCGGTCTACACGCGCATCGTGTCCAGCAGCGATTGCAGCGAGGCTGCGACTTCAGGGCCAGCGCGCGGCGTGGCCCCAGGATCGGCAGCGCCCGGCGTGCCGTTGGAAAACAGGGCTTTGAACGCATCTCTGCGCGCATTGCGGGAGTAGCCGGCCTTGGCCATTGAGGCCTCGATCAGCGCCAGCGGCTTGCGCGCGCCAGATGCTTGGGCCGTGCGGGTTATCTCCGAGCTGGGTAGCAGGCCAGTGGCGAAGCCGTCATCGACTGCTTATTGCGCACCGATCCAGGTTTCGCGATCCATCAGCATCGCGGCCTCAGCCTCGGTGATCCCGGAGCGGTGG